GTGCAGACACCTGCACCTACATTCTGAATCTGGACAGTGTCTCCAGCTGCAAATAGTGCAGTATTAACCGTAATGGTTGTAGCACTTGCGCTGTTCATTTGTACGACTGTGCCAGCATCGGCGGCCACTAGGACATAGCTAACGGTCTTAGCAGTAGTTGATCCACCGCCCATAGCTGTCTGCTGCAGGCTAGTCATCTGCGCAGCCGTCAATACCTGGCCCGTGGTAAAGGTCTGTTTAGCCATTTACGTACTCCTTAGTAACTTAATACGCCGCTGTCCAGCAGGCTGTAGTCTAATATAAAGCCGTCAATTATCGGCTCTAACGTGGTTAGTGTCGTTTTCCAGCTGTTAGGACTTATGCTCATAGCAACGCCAAACACCTGCAAAGTCTTAGTGAGCGTTGATCCGCCAGGCTGATTAGTTGTAATAGTTATAGGGTCGAAGTAGTCAAGGCTAAGGGCGGCGATAATGCCTAAGTTATAATTATCTGTGTAAAGGTCTAGCTGTATAGCATCGCAGCGTATGCTTGTCTCAGCCCTAGATGCAACGTATGCCTGGGCGTAATCTAAGGCTACGGCATCGGTTTGCATTAGCAGGTTTTGTTGGTTGTAGCTATGGATAAAGTACTTAGCTATGCTGGCTGCATCGCTAGCCGTTTGAGCGCTGCCCCCTGTGCGAGTGATGCTAGCTGAGTTATAAACTAGCGTATCGTCAAGGCGCCACACCGCATTAAAGTAGCTAATATCTGTGCCGTTATCGTTAAATACTGTAGGCGTAGCCCCTGTACTGCCAGCCGTTACTGATCGGTCTTGGAAAATAAAACTGCCCGCCGCATCAACGTACAAAGCGCCGTACTCGCTAGTCTCAACGGTCTGCATAGCTGCAAGGCTCGTGCGGGCTGTGCCTGGGTCTGCCTGCATAGTGGTTAGCCCTGCATCCACATCACGCATAGAAGTAGGCCAAGAGATAGCATCCAACAAGGCGTTAATTCTTGCACCGCTGAGCTGATTTGCTGACGTGCCCGCCACGGTACTAATCTGTGCGTTTTGTGCCAGCCTAAAAGCATCTACAGCCGTGATAGTTGTATAAACTACATCACTAGCGTTTTTAGGTGTAGTGGTTTGGAAGCTAGTAATAAAGCCTGCAAAAATAGGATAAGTCACAGCGCCGTAGGTAGCCGTAATTTGTACTTTACGCATAGGCGTTAATAAGTTGTAGTACGGGCCACCAGGGTTTTGTGGGTTAAAATCGCCGTTTTGATCAACGATACGCATAGTAAGGGTGCCCGTTTGGAATTGGTCAGCCTGAGCGTTACGGCCTCTAATAGTTTGAATGCTATCTACTTGGTTAGATACGTCCACGATTACGCTAGCGCTATCTGCTAGCACGTTAGTGTCTAATAAGCCGCTGTCTAAAATCATAGCCTGAGCAAAGCTAGGTCCTGTACTAAAGTTAATTATTGCATTTACTACAGGTACGGTCACGCTGGCAACGCCCCTGCATAGGTAGTTAAATAGCCACGGCGGGCTATCTCATTGAGGGCGTTTTGCACCGCATCCACGATTATATTCTCATCACCAATAACCCCAGCGCTCACGTTAATTACATTATTAGTGTAGTTACGGTCTTTGTTTTGGTTAGGGTTAAAGTTGATACCTGCCACGTTTTGACTACTAGACATACTTGCAGCTATATCTAACACGTTTTGGTCATAGTTACGGTCTTTGTTTTGGTTAGGGTTAAAAGTAATGCCCGCGTTGGGGTTTAAGTTGCTAGTGCCGCCTGGCATTACTATGCCAGGCAAGGTCAAGGTAGGGAACTTAAACTTTGCTAGTAGGTCTAATGCAGCTTGTAGGTTAGCTAGGTTAATTAGATCAGTGGACTTCATACCTGCTAAGACGTTATTTATGTCTAGCAGTTTGGCATCTTGCTTCTGCAAAGCCCCTAATATCTTTAAATCCTCGTTTAGCTTAGCCGTGGCCTTTTCTATAGCTATCGTATCTTTAGATGCTATGGCATCCTCTAGCGCTGAGATGTCTTGCTTTACCTTTAAGCGCTGTACATCGTTGGCAATGGCTAAAATCTGTGAGCCTGTAGTTGCCTTACCTAACGCCTCAGCCTGACCAATAAGGGCTGCGTTAAGTTGGATTTTGTCTAAATCAAAAACATCTGCGCCCTTGCTTAAAGCTAGGTTAGCCTTGTCTATAGCTAAAGATAGTTTTTTAGCATTAGCTGCAGCGAGTGCCGCCGCCGCTGTTTTCTTAGTCTCTGTAGTAATCTTTTTAGCATTAGCAAGAGCTAACGCATCGGCTGCCTTTTTAGCATTGTATGAACTAAAGCCACCTGCCCCTGCAAACTTACTAGCGGCTCTTGCTTTATCCTGCGCCTCAAACTCGGCAAAGGCTTTGTTAAGGTCACCCAGCATATTAAAGGCGCCGCTGCCAGTAATTATGTCTAATACACGTGCAAAACGTGCAGCGTAAATAATGGCAGCGCCTATAGCGCCAGTAACAGACTCTATAAGGCTAAGGGTTTTAGGTAAGCCACCTTCACCGCCTAAAATTGCAAGGGCATCTACTAAATCTTTGCCTAGTGTCTCAGCTACGTTTGCACTTGCTACGCTTAACTTATCTAACGATCCTGCGTAAGAGTCAGCTGCTATCTGCGCCTGGCCACTACTGACCTTAGCTACTTGAGCTAAAATCTCCTCAAAGCTTATAGCTGCTAACTCAGCTTTAGTCAGGCCTAGCTGGTACTTCATTAGGCCACGCGTATTACCCTGGTAGGCCTTTGATAAATCTGCCGACACGCTTACTACGTCAACGCCACTCATAGCGCTAAGGTCAAGGGCTGTGCGTAATAAATCTTGTGACTTAATATAATTGCCCGTACTGGTCAGTAACATCTGATAGGCAGGGCGTAGCTTGTCATCTAATACGCCGTATTGCTTTTCTAAGTCAGATATAAAAGTCTTAACGGCTGGGTCAGCAAAGGCTAAACCTAAATTATTAAGAGTCTTGCTTAGTACTTTAGCGGCCTTGTCATCGGCTGCAAAAGCCCTAACTGCCTGCATAGCACCTCTAGCACCAAAAGCAATACCTAAAGCGCCAGCTAAACCTTTTACGCTTTTAGTAAGTGTCTTAGTAGCTGTTTCAGCTTTATTAAATGCTTTTTTGCCTGTGAACTCCGAGGCTATATCTATAACTACGCTGGCCATAATTACACCTTTGTACTTTTATTAAGGGCATCTGCGGCTGAGTTGATAGCTGTAATTACCGCATCTCTAGCCTTGCCGTTATTCTCATCGTAGGCTCTAAATAAAACGCGGCCTTGCATCCTGCCCTGACCCTTAAAAGGTGCGTTGTATTTTTGCTGTTGATTTTTAACAAAAACACTCTCAGGGCTCAATTTACCCATACGCTCATAAATAGATGCTGCAGCGTTTTTGTTAAAGATACTAACTAGGGATCTAAAGCCTTTAGAGTTAGGTTTTGAGGGTGTGGTCTTATAGCCTATTTTAGATTTTGCTATGCTTACGTCATAGGTTGGAAAGGTGCCCGTAGAATTAGGGCGTGTCACCCAGCCGCTTAGTATCTGTCCATTATCGGGCAGGTATCCCTTGCCAGTTTTAATTATAGGTTTAAGCGCAGCTGCTACTTCTTTAGGCAACGCCTTAGCCAGGTCAGGGGTAAACTTTTTTAGCGCTTTGCGTAACTCAACGCCGCCCCTTACCTCTACTGGCATTTTGTTGCTCCTTAGCTCTATCGTTTATTACTTTAAGCATATTCTTAAACATCACATCATCCAGGTCTAGTAAGTACTGAGGCGCGATACCCGTCTCCACGGCTAGCTGCGCTATGAGGTAACCAAAGTTACCGCGCCCCACTACCCCAAAGGGTCATCGTCTAGCACCTCAACCTTGGCTAAGGTGTCTAAAAACTCTGCGCCAAAGATAGGTACGGTTTGCCCGCTTGTGCGTAAACACTCCCAGGCTAGCCAGTACACATCGCTTTGCTTTTCATCATCTCTAAAAGCTTTGTGAAAGCCTTTTTTTGCATATAACTCAAAAGCATACTCAATACGTGGCGTAATCTGATGATCCGATACGCTTCCGTCTGCCCTTGTTATTTTAAGTTTTGCCATTGTGTTAGCCCCTTTGCTTAGTTAGTTATAGTGTTGTATCTACAACGATTACGCTGTTGCAGGTAAAAGTAATGGATTGAGTAGAGATGTCTGCTACTGCGCCGTTAATATCTGTAGTGTTATTAACTAGTACTGTAGTTTGATACTCAGG